ATGTTACCAATTGCAAAGCGATTGCTGACATTTGCGAAATTCGCACAAAAAGAAACTAAGCCCCAGAAGCAGGGATTAGAGATCAGACACCGTCGTTACGAAAGATTCCCAATCGTGGATTCCCCGATTGCGGAAGGCGTAACACCGGACTTTACCTCGCTTGAGCACACCACGCTCATGCACACGCTGAAGCAATTCGGAAGTTATGTGAATACCACAGACGTCCTGTTGGCAGCCTCGCATGATCCGGTTCTCAACGTAATTTCAGAACGGCAGGCCACGCAAGCTGGTGAGACAATTGACTTTCTCAGCTACAAGACCTTCCGTGCAGGTACACAGGTTGCATATTCTAGTGGATCTAGTCGTGCTACTACTGATGCCACAATTGGTTTAGTCGGAGCACATTCTGCTCAGTTAACCGCAGCACCAACAGGTTCTGACGGTTTAATCCAAAAGGCTATCCGTGTACTGGAGCGTAATGATGCCGTGAAGCTACGCAAGAAGTTGCGAGCAGCAGTTGGCATTGCTACCGAGCCTATCCGTGAATCATTCATTGGTATCTGCCACCCTGACCTTCGTCAGGATCTTGAGGCAATTACCGGATTCATCCCAGTCGAAAAGTATTCCGACACAGGTGATGCAATCGAAGGTGAGATTGGTTCAGTCCGTGGCGTGAGATTCATCACCACAACCCAAGCAGTTCCTTTTGCAGATGCTGGCGCTACAGCAGGTAGTAACTTCATGGTTACAACCAGCGGTACTTCAGGATCATCGGGTAATTGTGATGTTTATCCCGTTATCATACTAGCAGCCGATGCAATCGGTTGTGCCACACTTGGAGGCATGGATTCTCTCCGCTCCAAAGTCGTTATGCCCCGCCCAGGACCAGGTGACCCATTGGGTCAACGTGGAACTGTCGCATGGGATACATTCTACTCTTGCATTATTCTGCAAGATTTGTGGATGTATCGCATTGAATGCACTGCGACCAACTTATAATTCTAACCTATGAAGCCCTTAGCTACGGAGCCCCGTAGCGGGGGCTTCTATACCCTAAATGTCTAAATAGGAGAAAATCTATGGACTCTATAAAAACTAAAATTGTCAATGCAACGCAGAGCACGATGCACGACAATGTTACATTCTCGGATCTAAGTGCCACTGGTACTTACACCCGTGCGCTCTATGTTCCTATGGGAGCTCGTCTTGATACGATTCACCTTAAATCTGCAACGCAGTTTGCAGGTGGCACTACAGTTATGACAATTAAAGTCGGCTATCCTGTAGGCGTATCACAGTCTGATTCATCCTCAGCAATTGCAGCAGCAGATCTTATTGCTGCCTTTGATTGGGATGCCGAGACACCAGGATCTATTGTTGTCGATAAGAATCTTATTGATGGCAAAATGGTTCTTCCGCCTATGAATAAATCGGGCGCAGCAGTCGCAAACTCTAATATTACGGAGTATTCTTCTTCAGGAGAATACGTCGTTCCAGTCATTGCTACAATTACAGTTGGGACTGGGGCACCTACCTCTGGCTCAATGTACTGGTGGGTGGATTATCGTTTTGATGCCAACATAGTTTGGACTCAAGCAGCACTGTCTTAAAATAACTGTTACAAACATAACAGTTGTTTTAGCTAATTTACTGGGCGGGGGCAACCCCGTCTGGTATTAACTCAAGCAAGGAGATCTTATGCCTACAGCAGGCGGATTATTAGGGAAAAGTGAGCACATCCCAAAACACGGTACGAAACATAGTGCATATCAAGATGCTGGCGAAGGCCAGTGGATAATCATGCCCAACGGCATGAAGATGGCAAAAGAATGGAAAAAAGGCGATTCTGTTCCAGAAGGTTTTTGTGTCATCAATATTGATCATGGACGTGATAATACCGAGATGGGACCTGTACCAGTTACACATGGTGAGAATACATTAATTATTCCCCGTGGCACGGACAGGATAGTACCACTTCTTCACGTTAACGTACTGAATGACGCAGTTACCACTGATTATTTCCAAAAAGATCTGATGAGCGGTATGTCCTCACGATCTAACAGGCGGTTTAATTTCATTGTAAAGAAATGGGCAAAGACTGGAAACGAGATGGGAATCTCACTGGAAGATTTGGAAGATGCAAAAGAGCGTCACGAGGTAATAGACCTTGATCAAGATTAATGAACCGAAAACAATTAAGGGAGAGAGTTGAGACGGCATTACAAGATAGAGACAACAGGCACTGGACAGATGCAGAAATAAACCAGTACATTGATGACACTCTTGTAGAGTTCACTCGTATCTCAAAGTACCCTCAGTCAGAGGGGTCTGCCACTAATCCTGGTGGAACCACCTCTCTAGGTGAGGCCACACAAACAGGCACACTGACCATTGACGGGAAAACTGCCACTATTACTTTCAGTGGTGTCCACGGATACAATGCAAACGATGTCGTTGTAGTCTCAGGGGGAACCCCCACTGAGTATAATGGAGCGTTCCCTGTTCTTGTTCCGTCTACAACCACGCTTACTTACAGGGTAAGCTTTGGTGATGCAGTCACAGATTCTTCTGTTTCTTGCTTTAGAATAGGCCCCACTTATACCAAACCCTCCACAATTGCAGAAATAGTATCTGCAAGCATTGATGGCAGGGAACTTTCCATACATACAGAATCCGAACTGAATGCCGCCGCTGCTTCTCGTGGCTACCGTCATTTCATGCTTGAATCCTCCATGGGCTTTCATCCCAACGCTTTTTCGTCAGCAATCACAACCGTAGACAACACGCCAAAGTGGCGGGCTCAGACTGGTCCAATTGAAGCAATTATCTTCAATAACCGCACAGCAAGCTCGTTCAGGATTTACCCTCTTCCAAAGGCAGACAAGGATCTGTATGTTGACAAGGATGCAACAGCCAAGGTTTTTCATACTCTCACGATACGAGGAGTACCGGTATCAAGTGCACTAGCCAGTGATACAACGTCACCGGGTATTAATTCATACTGGCATGAAGCTATTGTTTATGGCGCTCTGGAGAGAGCATGGTTGAAGGAATCGAAGCTACAGAACGTAGAGAAGTCAAGTATGTATCGTAACAAGTTTATGGAACATGCTAATCAGGCAAGGTACATGGAGGGTATGACATCCGGCGCCCTCAGTGAAGGCCGTAACCAAGGCGGATTCAGAATAAACAGGAATTTGTAGAAAAGGGGTAGATATGGCAGATGAGTACAGTTACAGCGATCAATATGGTGATTGGGGTGTATCTATGGAAGAAGCAGAATCGAAGTTAGCTTCGGAGGAAAAACCTGAGAAGAAAAAGAAAAAGAAAAAAAAGAAGAAGCCAATAACTGGATTGCTGGAGAAACAAGGATATTAATGGCTGAAGATTTATACATTTGTAAGGGGTGTGGAAAAGAACAGAGTAGTGATTTTACTAAGGGTGATGATTTGATACATGTTAATGCCGAGTGCACCTGGAAACCGTCTGGACGAACAAAGCCAGACAAAGCGACTTTCAAGCCTCCAGAAGGATTTATAGAGGATACTCTTGATGATTCACAGGAAGAATAATGGCAGCAGGAAAACACGATATAACATTTGAGCAGGGAGCTACATTTACTCTCAATCTATCATACAAGGACAGTGCCGGAGCAGTGGTTGATCTTTCCAGCAGTTATACATGTAGGATGAAAGTTCGTGAATCCACTGGTGGAACAATAATTTCGTCAACCGAGTCTGGGGATTCTCCTAAGAACACGCTATCTATAGCCCTGGCTGCTTCTGGTAACAATATAATAGTGACCATGACGGCTGCTAACACAGCAGCCCTTGACTTTGACAATGCTGTTTACGATCTTGAGTTAGTTGCCGGTGCAGCAGTAGACAGGATCATAGAGGGCAGAGTCTTTCTTTCCAAGGAAATAACGGTATGAGTTCAGTTACAGTTACAGAGAACAACAACAAGGTAACAGTCAACAAGACGACCAATGTAGTTACTGTAACTTCATCAGGCACAGTTGGGCCACAGGGAGGCGCTGGAACAATTGAGTCTGCAACTGCATCGGCCACCGAAGTAGCAGTAAGTAGTGCCGGTATAAGTGGAACTCCAACGGCAGCCGTTACACTTGGCGGAACTGCTTCAGCAAGGACAATGGCCTTTGCATTTGGGCTACCCACTGGGAATAGTGGTGTCATAGACTCAATTGTGACTACAGGAACTGATGGAATAGACATTGATTCCGGTGCAACAATGGATAGCTTCGCAAGCACGATCCAGCTTGGTATCAATGCACAGACTCTCTGGACGCACATTCTTGAAGCCAATGTAACTGGGGATGCACTGACTGTCAGTGACGGAACTAACACTTCCCCAATAGCTCTTGAAGGGACAATTACTTACTCACCAGTTGCTAACGAGACTACTGTAGTTGAGAATGCAGGGACAATTACAATTGGGCTTGTTGACAACCCTACCGTCAGTGGGAATCTAACTGTAAGTGGAAATTTAATTGTAAGTGGTTCATCAACAACTATAAATTCAACGGTTTTGAATGTTGTTGATCCCATTATGGTTTTACAGTCAGTAGATGGTGGAGGAGTATTAACAGCCGATACAAATAAAGATGTAGGGCTTGTGATGCAGTACCACACCGGTTCTGCAAACAAGACAGCTTTTTTAGGCTTTGATGATTCAGTTGGCAAGTTAACTTTCATTCCAGATGCAACCATATCATCTGAAGTAGCCTCAGGTACTGCTGGAACTATAGTTGCTAATGTTGAGGGGGCAATCGCATCCTTCACAAACATCGTCGGGGCAGTTACAGCCGGTAACACAAGAGTAGGGGTAGCTGGCGACAATGTGATAGACACATCGGTGGGTTCCCTTACGCTGGACAGTGCTGGTGGTACAG